GATTCTGTAACTGCCGATATCGGCAAATTCTTATTAAGGGCTTCTGCTATCTTTTCTTTCTTGCTTACAGTATTATCTATACTTTTCATGGTGTTCACTCTTCACTAAATCCAAAATCATTATCATATTGAATGTTTGTTTGGATGATTTGATAATCATCATCTTTATTTGCAGCAAATGGACTAACTTGTACGTTAACGGTAGAAGTTTTCTTTCTGCTATCAATATCACGTGTATTAACTGTAGCGTCTTTAATAATCCCGACGTCTTTCTGAACAGGACCAAAGAATTGAATCTTCATTGTAAAATCTAGTGTATAGATTAATGTGCGACGTGTTTCGAATTCGCCTTCATAATCATCTGACATTGTAACAGATTGAAGTACAATAGGAATATCACGAACCAAATTAATCTCAGGTATTTCTCTAACTGTTACAATATATTCTGGATTAAAATATGGTAAAATTTGTTCTGTGATTTGTAATACTTCATCTTGTGTTTTACCAATGATATTTAATTGCATTCCTAAAACATAAGGAGCACCAGTATAAATTGAACTCAATCCTCTTGGAGATGGAGTTTGTAATTTGATATTCTTATTTACCTTAGCAGCAGTATCATATGAAACAGATGTAATTTCAAATGACATGCGTGGCAAACGAATAGCAACCTCAGGTGCTAATAAATCTGGTTCTTCACGTAGACGTGCTAAGAATTTTGATTTAGGTCCATAAGCAAGCGGTACTTTTTGGCTACTCAATAGAGTATCATTAGAATCACGTTTAACGATACTAATATTGTTGAAGAGCGTACCGAAAATGGCAACGCTCTTGCGAAGGTGTTGATTATAGAAGTATTGACCGAACATTTATTTTACCAAGTATCATTAGACCAAGCAACACGTTTCCAAATGTCTGGAAGACTAGCTCCAGAAACTAAAGAGTAATTTTCTCCATTATTTATGCCAAATGGAGTAGTTCCTTCTAAAGCATATCCAGGACCAAAAGAATCATCAGCTGTAACACTGACGATACTTACACCATTATATGTCCATCCCGAAGGATTTGCATTAAAGTCTGCAACTAAATCTCCTATATAATCTGTAGAATCAATCCAAGCAACTGTACCTGATGATGCTAGTGTAGTAGCAGAAATAGAATCTCCTACATAATTTGCTGCACAATAATAAATGTATCCGTTACTAAACACAAAGTCGCCTTCTAAATCTCCACTAGCTCCTGTGCTATGTGTAGGTACTGAAACTATACGACGTAATAAGTCATTACCGTCTGCGTCTTTAATTGTACCACCATATGGTAATGCTAAATTGCCATCATCATTGAAACTCCAATAATGACTACCTGATTGTATACTAACTTCACCGTTAGTAGCACCGAAACCGCCTCTGATATTAACATTACCACCTGCACCATCTGAAGAATCACCACCAGTGATACTAACATTACCACCGCTATTAAATCCTCGGCCACCTTCTATGTTTACATAACCACCATATCCCTCAGTTGTACTATCTGCATCACCAGCATAAATCTTAATATCACCGCCATTAACATCTGAATCACCAGCCCAGAAATATACATCGCCGCCTTCACCTGAACCTGTAGCACGTTGACCTTGAATAATTAAACGCTGTGCGTTTTGGTTTTGTGTAGGAGTTGGACCAGTAATAATTGCCTGTAAATCATTAGTATTACCAAATTGTAATACTGAACCAGTTTGTTGTCCACCATTGTGAAGATCAACTGTTAATTCAGGAAAACTTATTGAACCATTTCTATTAAACATCCATTGTTTGGATCCATTATATGTAGGATCAACAAGTTTGACACTGCTAATAAATAAATTAGCAGCAGCATTATTTGTATCAATCTGAATAGTATAGATTCCAGCTTCTTCAGTGATTGGTGTTACAGTGTTACTTTGAACCCATCTATATGAGCCATTGTCATACACTTCAAACCAAATAGCGTAAGTAGAAGAAAGATAAGGAGTTATTTGACTAAGAAATTGTGCATCTTCGACGAATGGAATAGTTAGTGTATTACCTGACCAAACAAATGCTTCACCTTCTACATACCAATTATTAGTCGCCATTTCATTGTTTGATGTATACAACGCGATGTCATTTGCTGCGGTGATTTCAACTTGATCGCCTTCTGCAGTTAACCACAAATCATCTGCTGCATAAATTCCAATATCAGCATCAACACCATAACTATCTCGAGTTGTTCTGATATTTAAATCGCTATTATTGCGTGTAATAATATCGTTATTAATTGCTTCATCTGTGTAGTTTGAAGGGAATACTAGTGTACCGCCAGAATTTAAAGTTACCGCAATATTACCATTTACAATTGAACTTGCAACAGAACCAGTTAACGGTACACGCTTCCAAATAACTGGTTGATCATTAACAATTGACATACCAGTAAAACTTGTGAACTGGTCACCGCTATATACAATAGTTAATTTATTTGAATCAGAGTTACGATGAGCATGAGTAATCGCACGACCAACACTATCCCCGCTCTTAAATAATTTCGCAGATAATGTATCTAAATTATGTGCATCAATAATAGGTTGGAATGCACCATTCCATGTGAAGCACGCTACATAATCACCCATTGGAGGTGTGTATGAAATAGTATAAGATTCATCTGCTACACTAGTAAATTCACCATCTAATGTACACTCATACCAAATACCATCTTCTCCATCACCAATTTCAGTTACTAATGTAATTGTTCTAGTATCTACTCCGTTTGTAATAGTCCAGTCAATCTCAGGAGACATTGCTCCAGGTTTTAAAATAATAGTAGAAGCCACATCACTTGTTGCAGCCTGTAAAACAAATTCAACTGCGTTTTCTTCATGTATAAATGTCAATGGAGAATATACTGTTCCTTGTACCCAATCATTTGTACACAAATAAACATATTCATCATCAGCTGCAATTTGACCGCGCAAATCTCCATCAATACCAAAAAGAGTTGGTGGAGGAGAAACATATGTGCTAAGTTCAGGCACATCAACTAAATCATCAAAACTTCCAGTTATAGAAATTGTTTTAAAGTCAGGTAAATTGCGCAAATCTGTATAGCTACCGGTCTTTAATAAATCACCGCCAGAAATGTTTGAACCATCATTTGCTAACGCAGCATAAATTTCATTAAAGTTGGCTTTGATCTTAAGACCACCAGCTCTAAGTGTATCACCGCTCTTATCGTTATTTGATGTACCAGTATTTAGTATTTGCTTTGCCATCTTAGTTCCTGTTTATTATACTGAATCCCATGTCGCAGTGTTTTCATCAAAGCGTAGGATGTTATTGTCTAATCTGATTACTTGAGGTTCGTAAGCAGTTAATGTTTGTTGTTGATAATCTCCACCCGGTTCACCGAATGGGTTAGACTCAGAGAAGTCGAGAATAGTATCACCGAATTCTTCGAAGTCAATATTTTGTGCATTAGGATCATTAGGTAATTCTTTTGCATCACCCGCTACTTCAATTATGTATGAAGCTCCAGAAGTCATACCAATTATACGTCGTTCTACTGCGGCATCACCAATTCCAGATTCTTGGAAGTTTCTAGGTTTATTATCGCTAGAACGAATTTGATTTACTCTAATTACAGAAGCAAGACCACCAGTAAATTCAACACCAGCTAAATCACCGTAAACAAAGATTGGATTATTATTAAGATCATAACCAGCAAATTGTTGAACTTCTTCATTCGGATGGAAGTTAATACCGTTGTTAGAACCAAGAGTTAGGCGTTGAGCGGGTGCATATACATCTTCAATACCATCAATGATTTCATAACCAGTATTGAACTTCTCACCAGAGTATTCCCAAGTTTCGCAATGTAATTCATAAACGAAAATGTTAGCTAACTGGTAGAAAGCAGCTTCGTGTTCAACGAACTTGATTTCCATGAATGTACCAGAAAGCGGGATGTATAATAAGTCGCCTTCGTTTGGACGACCACCAACCATAGTAGTATTTTCTCGGCCGATAAAGTTTTCCCAACGGCGACGTGATACAACAAAGTTTGCCTGATCTCGAATCTCTAAACCAAACTTAGACATAATGGTACCTTCACCAGTATATCCACCTTCATCAATATACATCTCAATGAAATACGCTTGGTTAAATTCAGATGCTACAGCATCATTAAGTACTTGATCTAAGTTCTTAAGTGTTCTAGGAATATAATAGATGTCTTGTCCGTAAATACGTAAAGACTCTTCAATCATATCCTCATATAGACGTTGTTCTGATAGAACACCAGGATTAAAGAAGACATTGGTTGGCATTAGTTACTCTTATCCACAGAAGAAGTCGACTGGCAATTCATGTGTATTACGAAGTTCTTCTTCTAAAAGACGAATATCGTTTTCAGCGTCATCAATATATTGACGAGCATTAATTGTAACTCCACCTGGTAATTGCATACCATCGAACTTAGCTAAGTTTGTACCCCATTGGAATTGAATCAATGAAGTTGTATATCTCTTAAGCCAAAAATCATTCCATACTTCATCACTAACAACACGCGCATAAGCTTCAACCATAATATATTGACCTGGTTGGATTTTTTCACTCCATTTAGTTTCAATGTAAAGTCTATTACCATGTCTTTGATATTGTACTGTTTGTACACCGTTTAGTAATGAATCTAGTGTAGAAAGATATTGTTGCATCTCTACGAAATATTGCATAGAGTCTGCACGGTATAAAGCGTAGAAGTCATTCAAGTACATCTGATATTTCATGTTAAACATGTTCATACCAGACATAGCTGAAGTTAATGGTAAAATACGCTGAACTGAAATAACATCATCTGATAAAGTCAAATATG